CACCTGTACAACAGAACATCCGCATCAAGGACAGCACCAACAAGGACATGAAGTGGGTTGAGTCTGTAGTTAAACAGGAACGTCCTGACATTCTGATCTTGGACATGGGTGACAAGTTTGCCACTAAGAACACAGACAAGTCAGATGTGTACCTCAAGGATGCAGCTATCTATGCACGTAACATTGCCAAGCAGTATGGTTGCTGCATTGTGTGGATGTCTCAGCTTAGTGCTACAGCAGAGGGTAAGGTCTATGTGGATCAATCTATGATGGAAGGCTCTAAGACAGGCAAGGCTGCAGAGGCCGACCTTATGGTGCTGATCTCCAAGAACCCGCTCGTTGAGGGTGCAGAAGAGCAAGACACACAACGCCACTTGAACATTGCTAAGAATAAGCTTAAGGGTGGCTGGCATGGTGTTGTACACTGTGAACTAGATGGTGGGCGCAGTATTTATAGCGCATAGAGGAGAGGGATAAGATGCGACTTGTACTAGACGTTGAGAACACAGTTAACACACGAGGAGGTAAGAACCACCTAGACCCGTATGAGAAGGGCAACAAGCTAGTACAGGTTGGTATGCAGGACGTGGACAATCCGGAGTCTACACATCTGATCACCCTAGATCATGTAGAGCGCAAGGATAAGTCTGGCTCTGGTGCCAAGTTCATTCAAGATGTACTGGACGAGACTACTCTGATGATCATGCACAATGCACAGCACGATCTGATGTGGCTGTGGGAGTGTGGCTTCAAGTACGATGGTAACATATACGACACTATGTTGGCTGAATACGTCTTACTTCGTGGTCAGAAGCAGCCACTAAGCATGGACGCATGTGCTGAACGCCGTAGGCTCAACCTACAAAAGGATGACACACTCAAGGAGTACTTCAAACAAGGATACAACACAGATGAAATACCACTCAAGGAGCTTAGCTTTTACCTGCGTCGTGATCTTGACGTTACTCGGCAGTTGTTCTTTTCCATCGAAGCAGACTACAACACCCCAGAGTCCCGCTCTCTACACACCATCCGAGACGTTACATTCGAGACCTGTAAGACCCTCACAAGAATGTACATGTCTGGAGTCAGGGTGGATCGTGATGCCCTAGCAGATGTGCGTAAGGAGTTTGAACAGGAGAAGGCTGATCTAGAGACACACCTACAGCACGAGGTCCGCCGCCTTATGGGTGACACACCTATCAATCTAGGTAGCCCTGAGCAAATGTCTCAGGTTGTGTTCTCACGCCGTATGAACAACAAGAAAGAGTGGGCTGGTATCTTTGAGCATACCCGCACCCCTCAAGAGTTCAAGGCAGCAGTCAACGCTAACAGTACTATCATAAAGCGGACTAAGGCGTTCACCTGCCCTGAGTGCGAAGGCTCTGGTAAGACATACAAGACCAAGAAAGACGGTACTAAGTATGCCAAACCAAACAAGTGCAAGGTATGTGATGCTCGTGGGTACGGCCTCAAAGAGACTAACCAGATGGCTGGCTTGGGGTTTGGAGCGCCCAGCGCCGCATGGGTAAGCGCTAATGGGTTCAGCACGGGTAAGGACAACCTTGATGTGCTGGTAGCTACTGCTAAGAACAACAACATGCAGGACGCTATCAAATTCCTAGAGAGCTACAAGAGGCTGAACGCTATCAGTTCATACTTGTCTACCTTCGTGGAGGGCATTGACCTGTTCACTAAAGATGGTGACATGCTTCATGTGGGACTAACCCAGCACATCACTGCAACGGGTCGCTTCTCAGGACGTAACCCTAACATGCAGAACATGCCTCGTGGTGGTACATTCCCAGTTAAGAAGGTATTTGTATCACGCTGGGAGGGTGGGCAGATCATGGAGGCTGACTTTGCTCAGCTAGAGTTCCGTGCTGCTGCTTTCCTAGCCCAAGATGAAGTGGCAATGCACGAGATTGACACAGGGTTTGACGTACACAGCTACACTGCCAAGGTTATCACAGATGCTGGGCAGGATACGTCACGCCAAGAGGCTAAGGCTCATACGTTTGCACCTTTGTTTGGCGCTACAGGGTATGGCCGCAGTAAGGCAGAGGAGGCGTACTACATACACTTCATTGAGAAGTACAAAGGTATCGCAGCATGGCACAAGAACCTAGCTGACGAGGCTATCCGCTTCCAGAAGATTACTAACGTGTCAGGCAGGCAGTACGCCTTCCCTGATGTGAAACGTAATAAGCGTGGTGGGGTATCACACTTCACCATGATCAAGAACTACCCAGTACAGGGCTTTGCTACAGGTGACGTTGTGCCTATCATCCTTACACGGATAGCCCAGCGCCTACACAATATGTACTCCTGTCTGGTTAACTCAGTACATGACTCGTTTGTGATCGACGTACACCCCGATGAGACGGAGCAGGTAGTACAGATTATTCGTGACATGAACACACAACTTAATGATATTGTCGAGGAGACCTACAATGTGAAGATGAATGTGCCCCTACTGCTAGAAGCCGGACTAGGTCCAAACTGGTTAAACCAAACAGATGTTATCTAACAGATTTACTTGACACACTAAGTACCTGTCGCTATAACTACACGTTCCCGAAACGCTTATCGAAAGGATAAAAGATGAGCAACGAGTTGACTACAACAACACAAGACATGAGCCAAGCAGCCCTCGCAGAACGCATGGGTATCAAGCAGAGCGAAGGTAGCAGCACCCCTTCCACTAGCCGCCTGTCTCAACTTCAAACCGCTGTCAAAGCTATGGTAGAGGTTAACGGCAAGAAGATGAACATGGAAGCAGTACCCGTTGGTGCGTTTGTTCTGCGTGTATCTGAGGATGAGATTGTCTACAGTGACACAGTAACAGTCCGTATGTTCCTGCAACGTGAGCAGTGGACTCGGTGGTTCTCCGACACCAAGACTATGGGTAAGTCGGTACTAGCTAACGATGTGCGTAACGATCTGCAGGACAACATGGGCGGCTACAACTTGGGTCGTCCTTCTGGGTACATCGAAGACTTTAATGCACTGCCAGAAGCCACTAAGGACTTGGTACGTGCAGTCAAGCGTACTCGTGTAGTCATGGGCATTGTCACGCTAGACAATCCTGTGAACGACTCTGGTGATCCTGTAAACAAGGAATACAAAGATATTCCATTCATCTACGACATCAAGAACAACAAGTCTATTAAGGCTCTTGATGCTGCTATCAAGTCGCTAGGTCGTAAGAACATCCTGCCCATCATGGGTACTATGACGTTCTCCGGCATCACTGATGAGCTTCCTAACGGCAACCTCTATGGTTACTTGGATGTCACAGCTAACAGCGAGCTTGTTGAGGTTGGCGAGATGGATTATACCACCTTGGATGGCTTCACTGACTTGGTAAGCGTGATCAACACTAAGATCATGGATGAGCACTATGAAAACCAAGACAAGGGTATGTCTAATGAAGATGCAGCTATCGTAGGCTCCATCGTAGACGTGGAAGGGTAATCACATGCACCCTGCAGAACTGAAAGTATATAGTTTCTTTCAAAAGGCTGTTAAGGGTGAGTCTTCTTTCTCAGAGGAGGTGGCTGATAAGGTCGCCTCCGATGTGAAGGCTGGGTTACTCAAGCAGTTTGACTCTGGGCCACGTGACGAGTTTCGTATGCGTATGTCCAACATTGGTCGTCCTAAGTGTCAGTTGTGGATGGAGAAGAACCACCCAGAAGCTAAGACACCCTTCCCGCCACACTTCCTGATGAACATGATCTTGGGTGACATTGTTGAGGCAGTGTTCAAGGGTATCATGACAGAGGCTGGCATTGAGTATACTGACAACGCTAGAGTACAACTCAATCTGCCAGACGGTCAGGTTATCAAGGGTGAGTACGACATGCTCATGGATGGCAAGGTAGATGACGTTAAGTCAGCCTCACCTTGGTCTTACCAGAACAAGTTTACCTCCCTTGATGGTGTAGCTCAGGGTGACAGCTTTGGGTACGTACCACAGCTTGTAGGTTATGCAGAAGCGGCTGGCGTAGGTGTTGGTGGCTGGTGGGTAGTCAACAAAGCGAGCGGTGAGTTCAAGTACGTAGACGCCTCTAGTGTAGACAAAGAAGCTGTACTCGAAGACATTCAAGCTACAGTGAACTACATTGAGAACGACGAACCCTTTGAGCGTTGCTTTGAGCCTGTCCCTGAGACGTTCCGTCGTAAGCCTACAGGTAATGTTGTACTGCCTAGTGGTTGTAAGTTCTGTAGCTACAAGCAGAAGTGCCATCCTAACCTTGTGACACGTCCTAGCATTCCTAGCACTGCTAAGCAGCCACCAGAGGTAGACTATACGTTTATCGCAGAGGAGTACTTAGATGGCTAAATGGGGGAACGTCTACGGACGTAAGCATAATCCTAGTGAGTATCGCAGTGGTCTTGAGGATGCTACAGTCGAGTACCTCAAAGATAAACAGGAGAAGGTGCGATAC